AGGTTCTGGGTTCTTGAAGTGATTGCCAGAGCACCTTACTTTTCTTTTATAAGTGTATTACACTTTAGAGAATCACTGGGATTGAGAGGAGAAGATCATGTACACTTGATGAAGGAACATTTTTATCAGGCACTCAATGAAACAGAACATCTTGAAGAAATGGAGCTTAGAGAAGGTAACAAGTATTGGATTGACCGCTTCTTTGCCAAACATCTTGTTTTACTTTATTATTGGATTATGGTTGGGTACTATCTTTTTAGTCCTAAGAACGCTTATGACATCAACATGAAGATAGAGAAGCATGCATATGAGACATATACAAAGTATCTTCTATATCATCCAGAAGATAAAAAGATAGCAGAGATAGCACAGGATGAATTAGAACATGCAAAAGAACTACAACATGCTATGATGATGATATGATATCAGTACATCAACATTGGGATCCATTAAAAGTATGTGCAGTGGGTAGATGCTACCCACCACATTTTTATTCTAGGATAAAGAATAGTAAAGTTCGTAATGCAATGGAAAAGATTGCAATCGAAACTGAAGAAGATTATCAGAAGCTTATAAGTAAATTGGGAGAGTTTGGTGTTACTGTTCTAAGAACAGATGTAAGTGATGACCCAGAAGTATATGTAAAGGATAAAATAGCACAACCTAAAGGTCAAGGACATGTGACAAAGTATCCTCCCATGTTTCCAAGAGATTATACTGCTATGATAGGTGGCACATTCTTCATGCCATCAAGAAACTATGGGCAGAACATTGATGTAGCAAAAATATTTGAAAGATTATGTAACTCAGAGATGTCAGACTTGACTCATCGTGAGAGACTCATGGCAAAAATGCTAGAAAATATGCTAGAACCTGAGAAAAACTTGTCAACATCCATGTCATTATTCAAGTTTCGCACTCAAAAGAAATATCATCACAAATCAAAGGTTCTGGTAGGTATAGATTTTGATAAGATAAGAGATGAGATAATAAAAGCAGAGACCATGCAGATAGGTGCACCTAATAAGTGTCCTAACCACAGTGAATTTTATCCTTATGCTACTATAGAGCAGTGGTTGAAAGATAATAATGTGCCAATCATGTATGATCAGTACATAAACTCTGCTACTATGTTCAGAATCGGTAAAGATTTGTATTTTAGTTTCTGTCATGTTATCAATAAACTCAATCAAAGGAGTTTTGATAGGAAACTAAGAAGACTATTCCCTGATTATCGTATAAATTACCTCGCTAACACAGGACATAGTGATGGTAGTACCTGTGTAGTCAAGCCAGGTCTTGTAGTTTCACTAAAAGACACCGAAAATTGCAATAAATTATTCCCTGACTGGGACATATGTAACATAGCAGGGGAATCTTGGGACAAAGTAGACGGTTTTCTTAAGATGAAGGAGAAGAATAGAGGAAAATACTTCGTTGCAGGAGAGGAAGACAACGATGATCTAATAGAATACATGGATAGTTGGTTATCACACTGGCAAGTATACGTTGAGGAGTCAGTTTTTGATGTGAACATGCTAGTTATAGATGAAAAGAACGTTATATGTAATGGTTATAATGAGAAAGTATTCAAATATTTTGAAAAACATGGTGTCACTCCACACATTGTAAATTTGAGGCATAGATACTTCTGGGATGGAGGTTTACATTGCGTAACCTCAGACTTACACCGTGAAGGAGAGCAAAAAGACTACTTCCCTGATAGAAATTACACTTCAGATCTTATAGCATGAAGGATTTACTCCAAGATTGGTTTGATTTTTTACAAAAACCGAACAAATCATTTGATAATATGCCACCTTGTCCCTTTGCTAAGTCGGCATTCCAAAGAAAGAAGATAGAGATAGTAGAATACAAGAATATGCTCACAGTTATAGAGTATATGATGAAACCATGGGAGAAAGAGGTGGTTATATTTGTACTACAGGACTATGGTGCAGCATATTTACAGTGGTTAGCAATCAAATTGGGTATCATGTACCCTGATTTCATATTTTTAGAGGATCATCCTGACCTAGAAGAGAATATTGAAGGTCAAATAATGAATAGTGGTAAAGTATTGCTGCTAGTACAGGAAAGAAAGGAGTTAGAGGAGGCAAGAAGGGACTTGATGAAGACAAAATATTACGATAAGTGGACGTTGGAACTCAAACAAAGGATATTCAATCGGTAAATATATGTTATACTAAGTTTTTATGGAGGGAACTGGTGTCTGACAGAGTATCTGATCTTTGGGATGATATGGGCACACTAAACTCATTGTATAGTGAAATGTGTTGGAAAAATGATGAACCTATTGAGTTTATCCCTGACTACGAGAATGATTGTATCATTATTAGGCGAAAGAAATGGAACTAAAAGACTGGTTGAAGTCTATCAACGAGACTAAAACCAATCTTATTGATAATGACTCTACACTTGAACCAAAATACTTACCCTATATCGTGAACAGATGTATGTCTGGTCAGATAGACACTTTGATGTTTGCAAATGAGATGAACATCAGTAATCATCTAGATAACAAGTTACAATACGACTTTTTACTATATACTTTGAGGAAAAAGAAGAGATTTTCTCCTTGGATGAGAAAAGATGAACTGTCTAACCTTAGTATTGTGAAGGAATACTACGGGTACAGTGATGAAAAAGCAAGACAAGTTCTACCTCTACTTACCGAAGACCAACTCAACATTATTACACGACGGTTGAATACCGGAGGATTGAAATGACTTTTGAAAACGAATTTGCTTGGTCTCCTGATAAAATGGTTGAGATAATACTCAAAGAACCTGATGATTTTCTGAAGGTTCGAGAGACTCTCACCAGAATTGGAGTGGCATCAAGGAAAGAGAAGAAATTATACCAATCATGCCACATATTGCATAAGCAAGGTAGGTATTACATAGTACACTTCAAGGAATTGTTTGCTTTGGATGGTAAACATGCTAACTTGACGGAGAATGACGTACAAAGACGTAATAGGATAATCAAATTACTTGTCGATTGGGGTTTAGTAGGTATATCTGACTTTGGATTAGATACAATATCTAATATGTCATCACTAAACCAGATCAAAGTTATCTCATTCAAGAACAAAAAAGATTGGGTGTTAGAAACGAAGTATAATATAGGTAAGAAGAAGTCCACGACGGGTGAGTAAACCAAAACTTATAATTTGTGCAGGGACAGGGTGGTCTGCCACTAGATCCCTTATGTTTTCATTGGAGGGATATAATCATGGGTTGTGTAAAGAGGATCATATATTGTATGGGTTATCTTTAAAGTCTAATAAAAGAAAATATGATAATTTTATCAATGATTTGATGACTATTGATAGAGAAAAAAAATATGGATTCATTCAGCAAGATCAGACAGTAGAAAAATATATTGATCTATATCTTAGAAATTCTGTTGGTCATAAAGGGGTTACTGATTTTACAAATGCTAATCAAATATTAAATCCATTCTTTCTCAAGAGAATAAGATCAAGATTACATGATGCCTTTGATGTCAAGGTAGTGATGATCTTTAGAGATCCTGTTAGAAGATTGTTTTCAGAGGTCTCTGCATTTTATAATAAGAAATGGGTAGAAACTGATAGTACATCATGCAGAGATTACTTTATGAAAGTATTGCGTGAGGGGAGTGCTACATGTTCAGAGAAATATACTTTATATTATAATAACTGGAAAAATGCAGGGTACAATATACATCCTATAAAGATGGAAAGAATTTACTCAGGTGATAAAAGAGATCTTGAAAAATTTCTAGGACATTCTATAGACTTATATCCTACAGCATACTATCCAGAAAGAGGAGTTGATGCTCCTTTATTAGAGGGTATGAAATGTCAGAAGTCAGATACTGAAACTCTATCTAAAGAAGACTATCAATATGCTAGAGGCATTCTCAACCACGAATACCAAGGTTTTTATAATCATATCTGAACATAACATAGGTAAAACTAAAACAACTACTAAATAAAAACGTCACCATTCGTGCGTGACACGCTACATACGGATATACGCTACCTAAAAAGGGGGTTTCCACGACCCCCTTTTTCATGTCTGATCATATAATTAGTATTGTCGCCTACGGGGACATTACAATTAGACGCTTTAGGAGGTCACCATGTTCGGAAACGGATCTATAACTTTGTCTGTGCCTGATACACAGAAGTATCTTGAAAAGATACAAAGAAACATGATTGGATTTGATGATTGGTTCAATGAGTTCGATCAACACTT